TAGTTGGAACTACACAGACAGGTGGATATGGAATTACATTAACAAAAGCAAACACAGTTATCTATTATTCTAATGGGTATGATTTAGAAAAAAGATTACAATCAGAAGATAGAGCTCACCGTATTGGCCAAAAGAAAGCTGTCACTTATATAGATATTATATGTGAAGATACTGTAGATGAAAAAATTGTAAAAGCTTTGAGAGAAAAAATTAACATAGCATCAGAAGTTTTGGGAGAAGAATTAAAGGAATGGATATAAAATATTTTATAGATCCTATATTTAAAATAGAATTTTTTAAAATTAAATCTGTAAATTTTAAAAAGAAAAAGAAAGCAATAGAAAAAGTATTAAAACAATATCCTGAAATCCCTTTCGATAATTTCTATAGTAATAGAAATAAATCTCAAATTGCATTTGATCTTACAAATATATTTAAAGATGAGTTTATGTTAATTAGAACTAAGTATAATACTAAATTAGATGTGTATAATGCTTGGTCAGTTACATATAAAAAGGGTGATTACCATGTTCCACACAATCATGGGTCCATTGGTTATTGTGGTATTTTATATCTAGACATGCACAAAGATTCACCGGTTACAACTTACATACAGCCTTGGAATGATGAAAAGGATATGACTAAACTATATAAACCCCCTGTAGAACCAGGTGATATTATGATAGTTCCTCAATTTTTATATCATTACACAGAGCCAAACAAAATTAATTTTAAAAAAAGGATTATATCTTTTGATTTTAATTTACAGAATGGGGAAGAGATGTCCTCCAAGGGCAAGTGGTAGTGTCCTGCTCTAACGGGCGACGTTGGTTCGGTGGTCTCGACTCCCCTAGTTTTTCATAAGCCGTTAAACCAACAACTACCATTTATATTAAATCTCTTGCGCTCCCCAATATTGGTTTATATTTTGTTTTACCCTCTGATTTATATGCATGTAAAAATGATGCTCTTGGTTGGTCCGGGATCCATGAGCAATGAATCCACCCACTGTTAGGTTCACCCGGAGTATAGAACTCAAGAATGAGCTGATCTGGTGTAAGGTTTGCTTTTATCCAATCAAAAAGTTCAGCGTTGTCTACACCAATACATTCGAAGTCTGCGGCCTCGGCCTTGGCATGTTGTGAATTTGCAGAACTACCAATAGCAGTGCATAATTCTACGCTACGAAAACCGCTCGTTATTTTTACCCTGCCAAAGTGATCACGTACTGGTTGTAAAATATTTTCACACAATGCTTTTAATTTTTCTATCTGTTCTGCGTTAGGATTATTATTGATGCCTCTACGTATAGCAGTGTCGCTTTTGATAAGCTCTGAAAGAGTGAAGTTACGTGAAAGATTCATTAGAAAAAAAATCCTTTATCTAAAACTTTTTCTAGCAATAGAAGTGATACTGCCCCAACAGTACCCAATAACACCCAATAGATTTTATCTATCTTACCGCCCAAATCGTGTATACCTTCGTGCATATGTTTAACATCATTCTTTAATCCTGTAATATATCCATATATTGAAAGCAAGTGCTCTCTTGTTGTTTTAGGTTTTAATTTATCTCCGTTGGGCATTATGTTCTTCTCGCAATTACTTGTTCTTCTGGTGATAGTAGCGCTGTTTGTGTGTCTGTCAATCCTGTATTTTGGTTAACTGTTGGTGCTTGCGCAAGTAAACTTTTATTGACTTCTGGTGCATTCAATGGTGCTTTAGATAATGATAAAGGACTTAACACTTGATCTAAACCATACTTAATAAATGGTGGAATTTTTTTCAATTGTCTTTTAAAGAATGATTCTTGTAATTTAGGATTACCATTTTCATCAAATATTAATTGACCATCTTTATCTAATAAATAAAATTTTTCTTTAGGGTCGTATTTTTCTGTAAAAAATCTTTTGTTAAAGTATTGTCTTTTTACACCATCAAGTGCTAATTCTGGATAAACAAAAGATCTATTTAAAAAGAAATTAACATTTTCATCTCCCATTTTTCTTAACTCGTTTTGTATAGTTTGAACTTTTGTATCAAATCTTTTTTTAGAATAGTTAATTGGAGTAAAAAGCCCTTGTCTTAAATTTGATCTTAACTTACTAGATAAACCAGCTTTTTTTAAAATTTCATCAATTTTAATATTACTTAAATCTAAAAGTTTTAAATCTTCTATTGTAATAAACATATCTTTTTGAAGTCTAAATGCCTCCTCTTGCATTTGTTCGTATGTTTTAACTAATTTATTTGGAGTATTATTTTGATAATTATTAACATTGTAAAACTGTTCGTTTTCGTCAACAGCTCTTAATAATCTATTTAGTTCTGCAGCTTTAAATCTTAAATCTTTTTTTACATCTATTCTAATAATTCTAGTACCGGCAAACAAAGCAAGTAACTCATCTTTTAAATTTAATGGCTTACCACCTTTTGTTAAATCTTTACCAAGAGCTCCTGCTATTTTTTCACTACTAGTTATAACTCCAGGTTTAACACCATCTAAAATATATAAAAAAGATTTTATAAACTTATCACCTAAATCATCTGATTGTGTATATACTGTTCCGCCTTGATCTTTTTTACCATTTCTAGTTGTTACATCTATAAATCTATCGAAACCGATAGGCTCTGTAATGTATGGCTCTAAGAAAGTCATGACTGGTCCATCATCTGCAAACATCAAATCTAAAACAAATTTTTCTGTTTCTTGTGGATTTAATTTTTGATCGTTTGCTTGTTTTAATGCTGCTTCAAGTGGAGCAAACAAAGAGTCATACGGTTGAAAATACGAGAAGTTTATTGCAGCAGACTCACCATCTTTCCAATTTTCAATAGCAAGTAAGTTAGATCTTGAATCCCACTGTGCGGCTGCTGATCTTTTGTATGCCTCCCACTGTGCTTGATCAGATCCTGTTATAAACTGTGATATTTCTGCAAAACCTTTCCCTGCAGCAGAAGATGTTATAAATGCACCTAACAATCTACGTAAACCCATTTGTCTAATAGCTGCATTTGGATGTGCAGCTTCTTTTAATCCTATCATCATTATATTTGCACCCGTTCTAAGTATCTCTGCCGGGAACGATATAAAAGCACCTACAGGTAGTTTTCTTAAATTTTGTATTGATGGTGGTACTTTACTATATGTTGGATAAGTATTTCTAAGAAGATAAGCGGCAGCTTCGTCTAAACTATCATCAAAAGTTTTTATATTTCCTGTAAGACTTATTTCATCAAAAGGTCTACCCATATATTTAAACCACTCTTTAACATCGTCTAAATTTTTTAAAGCTTGAGATAATTGTGATCTGTAATATTCATAACCATAGTGTTTCCATAAGTTATCACCACCTGCGTATAATCTTGCAACCTTATCAGTAGGTGTCATCTTAATTAATTTACTAAATAATTGATCGGATGTTCTAATTGTATTATTTTTTATTTGATCCATTACAGCTTTTAATTCAGAAGCAACTACGTTTTCATCAAACACACCGAGTCTAATTAATTTTTCTACGTATTTATTTAATTCTACTTCATCAACTCCACCCTTACCTGCTTTAAATATATCATCTAATACAATTTTCATTGCATTTGTAACACTTGCTTTACCACCTATGTGTCCGTTCATTAATGCAAAGAAAGATGCGGATGATACGTTTCTAACTTGTGTTTGTGGTGAGTATAAAGTTTTACCTATTTGAATAGCTATCTTACCTTGCATAATTTCTCTGTATACAGGTATAGTTAAAAGATTATCTAGAGTGCTACCCACACCTTTAAAAGCTTGTACATATTCTGGTGATGCATATAGATTTAAAACATCTGATTTTAAAACATTACCTAATCTTGGAACACTTGTTATTTGTTGAGCGTCAACATATTTTCGCGGTGAAAATATTGCAGCGTCTTTTGTTTTAAATAACCAACCATTTTTTATACCTGATCTAGCTATAGCATCAAAAGCTCTTTTGTTTGCAGATGCAGATATTATTTCTGATATAGTTGTAGCAACAGAAGTTTTTAAATTTTTTTCTTCACCCAATAATTGTTTTATTGCTACAGGTAATTCTTCTCCTGTTTTTAAAAATTTAAATTTTTTATTTTTTAATAATTCAGTTCCTATTTTTTTTAATTGATCTACAGGATTTTTACCATCTGATCTACCGGCTCTTAGTATTGCTTCTGCTAAATTTTCTGCTGATTGTTCATAAGCCTCTGATACACTTAAGTTAGGATAAGATCTTATTGCATCTTCTCTCATAGATTTATTTTTTGTAATTACATTTTTAACTAAATAGTCAACTGCCTTACTCATAATTTGTTTATCAGGTAAGTAACCAGGGTTTGTAAATGTTGAAAAAGATTTAACTAAATAACTACCCACTCTATTTATTTCTATGCTTTCCAAATCTTTTAAATATTCATCTGCTTTTTTACTTTTAGGTAAAAGTTTTTTAAATTCTGCCATAGTATTTTTTACTTGTAATTTTAAGTCAGAGGATAATGGTTGTAACTCTGTAGGCAAATCAGATACTTTTCTTTGTCCTCTTAAAAACTCTTCTATTTGATCTAAATAATATTTTTGTAAAGCAGGAGAACTATCTCCTTTATTGTAATTTTTTTCAAACTGTTTAGCTAAGGCGTAGGATTTTTTTTCTAAACCTTCCATAGTTCTATCTATTCTTCTAGCTCTTGCTTTTATGTAAAGCATTGCAGACTCAGTTATACCTTCAATATCTTTTGGTATTTTTCCGTATGATCTAAGATAAGATAAAATATTGTCTAAACTTTTTATGGCTCTTTCTTCTTTTACAGGTGATGCTGTTGAAAATAATCTCCACTCTTCAAATGGTGGTAGTTGTTTTACTAATCTACCTGAACGTGCAGATACGTAACCTTTTGCTGCTGTTGATAAAACAAATTTACTTGTACCTGTAATTGCTTTTGATGCATTACTTACAATAGGTTTTGCAACTTTAGTTGATCCTAAATATATTATTGGTTTAAATACAGCATTGTCGACTGCTTTTGCTCCTACACTTGCAGTAACTCTTACAGGTGGTTTAAGACCATACTTATACATTAACTGCATTCCTTTACCTACAATAGGAAAACCACCACCAACTAGTGTTCCTTCTTGTCCATATTTTATTTTATTTCTTAATGTTGCTGCAGCTTTCTTTTTACCTGTCAAACCCTCTGTTGATTCTGGCTCAAAGAAAAAAGATTCTCTACCAGGTTCAGATGCAATAAAATCTGTTGCACCTACAACAGTTGCACCTTCAACTGCTCTAGAAGCAATCTTACTTACTTTTCTTTTTTTACTACCTCTTATGGTTTCTATGGCTTTTTTAACTTTAGCAACCTTTGGTATTCTATTAACAATACTTTGTACTATTGTTCCAGGCACAGCAAACTGAGTCATCAAACCTACCACATCACCTTGCCATGTTTCTGGTCTAGATGGTTCCTTGTCTTTCATTAGTTCTTCAAACTTAGTTTGAAAATCTGTATTAAAAGCTAAATCTGTACCACTAAATAATAAAGTGCCAACTCCTGATACTAAATCATACGTACCGGAGTCTATGCCTTTTCTAAACTCATCCAATCCAGATATATAATCTTTATCATCCTGACTTTCTAAATATTTAATAATGTCTGTAGGTTTTCCTTCTTTTTGACTTATAGCTTGACTAGTTGTTATTCTAAGACTGGGGTTTAAAAACAAAGCTGCACGTATTGCACTTGTATCTTTAAATTTACCTTCTTCGTCTTTGTCAGGAAATAATGGTTTTAAATATTTAACCGGTGGTTTAGGCTCTCCTAAATTTTGTACCGCTGTAAAGAAAGCATCTTTTACTTGATCTAAACCTTTTCGATCGTCTGTTTGTCCGGTATCTTTTAAATATCGTTCGTAGGCAGTATCGGCCATTTTATGCCTCCGCTGGTAAAACTAATTCCACGTTATATTTTTGATTAAATAAGTCTACGTCTTGTTGTGTTTGAATTACTGCAAAATCTTCAAATGCTTCTGGGCTAGCTGCAATCAGTCTTACAATATCATCACCAATTTCTTTTGGTAATCTAGCTCTTAAAGTATCAAAGTCTATCTTCGGTGCATCTTCTGTTGCTGGCATTTGACCCATGTCAGCACCACCACCTTGCATAAGTCCAACTCTACCACCCTCGGCTCTTTCATCTCTAAAAAATTTTTCAAACTCTTCTTTAGCATCTTGATATAAATTTATATCTTCTTGTCCTTTTGGATATTTAGTAGGATTTTCTCTAAGCAAAGTTGATACTATAACATTGAATATTGTTCTAGACATTTCTGGATCATTTAATATGGCTACACTTGAAGGATCTGTTTTGGTTAATGTTGATAGTCTTGTTTCTAATAATTGTAAATCAGTTTCTAATTGTTGTAAGTTACCTGTAAAATTAGGATCATTTTTAGCTTTATCTATTTCAGATTTTTTAGATATAATTTGTGATGTAGTTTGAACAACATCATCTGCAACTTTTATTTTAGCAGGATCGTCTCCATCTTTTGTTTTTGGTATTGGTACAAAATCTTTTGTAGTCGACATATCTTTAATTAAATCATCCAGTGTCACATATATAGTTCCACCTTTGCCGTCGTTTGCACTTTTACTAAATACTTCTAATATTTCAGGATCTTTATCTTTTGCAGTTATTGCATCGTATTTTGCTTTTGATAGATTAACATTGCTAGACAACATAGTTTTAAATAAATCAGACTGTTGTTCTCTTTCGTATTGTTCATCTTGTCTTTGTTGTATATCTCTTGCATCTTGTCTTTTAAAATATTCTTGTGTTGGTCCTTGAGCCGCTGTTAAAGCAGTCGTTAATATGTTTCCACGTGGTTCTATTGTACCAAGATTTAAACCAAAATTAATCATAAACCTACTAAAATCATTATCAGGCATTTCTTTTGGTGGTTGTTTTTTCATGTATTCAGGTAGATTTTCCATCATTTGTTTAGTTGCATCTATATTGTAATCCATGCCTAACATTCTTTCTTGTGCCATTGTATTACCTTTTAATGCTTGTGATTCAGTTATCATGGCATTGGCTTGTGAGTCTGACATATTGGGAAACTGTCCTTGCATCATTATTTTTAATGCTTCACTAGTTACATCTTCACTACCATCTTTATATCCAACTCTATCTAAACCAGATGTAATTCCTTCGTTAGAAGAACCACCCATTCTAAACATTGGTCTTTTTAAAACTCTGTTATTCATTAACCAGTACCTTTAAATCTATCGTAGATTCCAAATCCTGTAGCTGCCGCTGCTAGTGCTGACTGTAAAAGACCTGGATCTGCTCTGTTAGTTGTTTGAGTTCCTTGTCCTCTCATACCACCCATAATTCCAGTTACGATATCTGCGTATCTGTCAACTTGTTCTTGTGGCATAAACGCTGCTGCTCTTGTAGCTTCTCTTGTAGAATCTAATCTAGCTTGTTCTAGTGCTTGATTCAATGATCCAAGACCACCTAGAGTTGCAACATCTGCTCTTTGAAATTGTGGTAGTGCTTGTGCAAAAGTCATTTGATCAGAAGCTGCTTGTTGTCTTCTACCTACTGCATCTTTAAATGCATCAGATAATAATCCAGCTTGCAATCTGCCTCTTGCTTCCGCTGTTCTTGCTCCTTGTTCTGCTAGTTGAACACCTTCTCTACCACCACCAAATGCGCCCGATGATACTGCTGCGTCTCTAGTTCTTTGTCTATTGATAGCTGCTTGTCTATCAAACTCTGATAAACTTGTGTCAATAACTTGTTGTTGATAAGGAGACATAAAAGCTTGTACTGAATCTGGTCCTGTACCAGCTCCTGCTCCGGATAGTTGTTGTGCTTGTGTTAAAAATGGTTGAAAAGAACCTAAACCTGCTACAGCTCTTGTTTGTGCATCTTTTTGTAATTGATCTAAACCTGCAACCTGTTGTGTTAATCCTGATAGTGCCTGTTGTCTTTGTTCAAATCCTAGTGCAGCTCTTTGTTGTGCACCAAATAAATCTTGTCTTTGTTTAAATTGATCTGCTGTTTCAAACGCTTGTTGCGTTGGTTGAGCCATTGACCCAAGACCTTGTAGTCCTGTTGTTACAACTGGTACTTGTGTTTGCGCAACTGTTTGTTCTGCTAGATTTTTACCTATATCTTCTACAAATGGCGCGGGCCTGTTTATTACTGTATCTGTAGCCATTATACGACTTCTCCTAATCTTTGTGATGTTTGAAACATTTGTCTAGCGCCTTCTAAGCCTTGCGTTTCTTCTGATACTTCACCTCCGGCTTCGAGGTTTTTCATAGTATTATACATAACTTCTGCACCTTTGTCCACATCCCCACCACCAGCATTTCTGACTGCATCTGCTGTAAATACAAACTCATTTTTTGATAATCTTGCAGGTACGTCGTCTGCTTTTTCCATTCTACCTATTGGCACAAAGCCACCCTCTTGTCTAAAATCCATTTCTTGACCATCCATATCTAATAATGGCATAGTTTTCTTAGCTACTGGTTCTACGTCTCCACCTTCTGCTAAGAATCTATATTGATTTTCAGGTATATCTATACCTGCCATTTTGTAATACTCTTCTATATTAAAATCATTATCATCTTTATTTTCTAAACTAGCTAATAAAGCACCACCTAATCCAGATAATCCAGCAACTTTTAAACCTGTCATATTATCCGTTATAAATTTAGGTAAAGTCATATTAGAAAATTTACTTGATATAAGAGGACCTATACCTTTTGATCCGAAGAAACCTTTTGCAGCTCCACCAAAAGAAGCTCTACCAAACAATCCACCAAATTGTGTACCTGGTATCCCAAAACCAACAGCACCTAACAATGCAGCTTTACCTATTGGTGACTTTGCAACTTTTTTAATTCCTCTTGTAATACTTTTTAAACCTTTACTAATACCTTTTGCTACACCACCTAAAAATAACGTTTGTCTTGTTGATTCAAGATCCATGATTCCACCCATAGGTGCATCTTCAACCATACCACCACGGTTCATGAATCTAAATGAAGGTGTAAAAATAGGATCAGGTGTTTTTGGTGCATTACCACCTATAAAACAATATGCTGGTGGATTAGGTCCTTTACATGGATCTGTTACTTGAGAAGATCCATTATCATCTCGTTTTTTTACAAAACTATAAGTGCCATCTGGATTTTTAATTGTTTGTATATTTCCAACATCACCAGAAAATAATAATCCAGGTTTACCTTTTATTCTAGCTGCGTATTCTGCAAAATCCATGTTACCAAACTCACCTTGAGGATCCATAAAATTTGTATCTACACCTCTTTGTGATAGAGCCTTAAATGCATCAAAAGAAAGTTTTTCATATTTATCACCCAAAGCATCTTCAAAAGATAAATCACCAGAAAAATCTGCGTCCTGTATTGCATCATATAAATCAGATAATTCTTTATTATTTAATGCATTAACTTGTTCTTGAGTTAAACCAGATAAAAAAGAAAGTTCTGTTTTAGGATTATTTGGAAAAATACCATAAAGAGCTCTTTGCGTAGGAAGACCAAATTTTTTTAACGTATCAAAAAAAGTTTTTTTCTGTCCTGTATCTTTTAAAAATTTGTTAACTTCTTTTTTAGCTTTTTTCTTATCCTTTTTTGTTTTAATATCAGAAGCACCACTTTTAACACCTGGTGGTAATGATGGATCTGTAATACCTCTCCCCTTTACATTACCGCCTGCTGTAGTTGCTCCTGTAAATTGAGTTCTATCATCACCAGAAGCAGCTCCGCTTGGAGATGTGTCTACTCCTGCGGATCCTCCTCCACCTATGTCACCAAAACTATCTAATGACATGATACCTGCAGGACCTACGTTAGGACCTTTTTTAAGAGATCCATGTATGTCTTCTTTTAATAATAATTTTTTTTCTGCTTCTGTAATGTATGCTAATTCTGTAGGTGGTTTATCAGGACCTGATTGCCATTTTCTAGGTGCAACAACCTGTGGTTGTTTACCAAGATAGTTATCAACACCACCTTGTACAATAGGTTCGCTACCTTTTTTTAACATCTGTCTTGCTTGTTGTGCTCTAGTTATTGACATTATTCTTCTGATCCTGCTCCTAGTGCTGGCATGTCTGCCACTTTAATTTTTACTGATCTTGTAACATCCTCGTATACAGTATCTGTATCAGGGTTTGCGATATCATCTTCTGCCTCTTTATCAGATGCATACTCATGATTTGTTTTTTTATTTCTTAATACTACTTCAGTTTCACACTCAACAACTGGTACTTTTTTACCGTTAATTATCTCGTATCTAACTGATGGTGGTTCTGTAAATGCCATATTAATCCCTTGTTATTTGTAACACAGAAAATACAATATGTAACCTATTTCCTGATGCTGCTGTTGCTTTTATAACCTCTCCCTCTGTAATAACAAGAGGATGTGTTAACAGTTCTACCGTTCCATTAGCTGAAACAGCCTTTGTTTTAAACAAACTAAACACGTTTGAAGAAGTATCTGTTAGTGTTAAAGTTATGCTATCTGCATTACCTGAGTCTTCAGATACTAATATTGATTTAATTATACTAGTTGTTGCAGTTGTAGATGTACCAGCTGCTGGACTTGTATAAACAACAGTTTCAGATGTGTTTGTTAAATCTACTTTTGAATTTGTATATATATTAGCCACTTATAAACCAAGAGAATCTCTCTTGCTCCTGTTTAATCTCATCTAAGAATGTTGAATTTAATTGTTCTTTCATCAAACTTAATGCACGATTGATTTGTTTTTGGTTAGAAAAATCATATTGTTCTTTTGGTTCTGGTATTCTAATCGCTATCTTTGCCATTATCTTCTTCCGTCGTTTTGTATATCTAATCTTAAAGTTCCAAATCTCCAAGACTCACTAGCTGCATCGTTTTCTATTTTAAGACTAACAGACCTACCTCTAGCTCTTGTATCTTTTTTATCTGTAGTAGCTGTTATTGTAAAAGGACTCAACGCTGTTTGACTAGATGTTTGTTGTGGGTATCTTTTTACATTTAATGTAACTTTGGCATTACCAGCTAAAGTTTTAAAATCTGGTACAAATCTTCTCATAGCTAAAAATAACTCTCCTGATATTTTAGGACCGGATGCTCTGCCTTGTGCATTTCTTTGTCGTTGTTCTAGATCTATGTCAAATGATTGTATAAATGATGTTACGGTTGTTGTGGTACCATTTGGATTAACTTGATCTGTTCCCACTTCGTGTTCAAAATATGTTGTTTGTCCTAAACTATCTTGTCCAACAATTACAGGAAATGTACCATCAGAGTTAACATCATACTTTGTAGCAAAAGGATTGGGGTAAACATTAGAATCAATCCAACTTGTTCTTGCTTCTGTTCCTGTGTACCAAACACCACCAGATACACCAGCTGATTCACCATAGTTAAATACAACATACTTATCATTATAATCAGATCCGGATGCTGGATAGTACCAGGTAATTTCTGTGTATAAATTATTTAATCCTGCTGCAACCTGTTGACCTTTTGTTGTATCAAAATTATCATATACAAAATCTTCAACACTACATGGTATAGATTTAACTGTACCATCATACAAAAAGAAACCTTTTGAACTTAACCAAAATGCAGCTCCGTCTATTTCAACAACAGCGTTTTGACCTATGAGTCCACAGTTAGTACCAACTTGATCTAGTCTAAATGTAAAAGGCGCTCCTATAAACGTCATGGTATACAAAGCATTGTCTGTCCAAACTAGAATAACTTCTTTTGCTTTTATAGCTCCAATAATTTTTGTACCATCTTGTAGTCTTAAAGTTCCTGCAGTATTGATAGCTGAAGGAGTGTAAGTATTTATATCTTCTTGGTCCGAGAACCTTATAAACATATCATCTTGTGTAGTTGTATCACCAATAGTTGTTTCTGTTCCAAAGTGTAATAAGTGTCTTGTAGTAGGAGATATTAGAGATACTCGTGATGCAGTCGGATTTGATGCAGTAGAAAATCCAGATGTAGTTGTTGATGCTCTTGTAGTTAGTGCTGATCCTGCTCCAGCGTTCCATGTAAAAGTTTTACCATTTAGTATTGTTGCAACCAATACTTGTCCAAAATTATCTAATGACCATAAACCTGGTTCTAGTGTTACATCAGTTGCAGCTGCTGCTTCACCCCAATTACCATCACCCCATGTTCCAATACCCCAACCATAACCATATGATTGTGCTCTTGGTCCTACAGGCTCGTAAGGTTTGATACTTAAACTACCACCTGTTGATACTGTACCAGTTGCGTTGGATGATTGTGTTATTGTAAATGTGCTGGATGTTGGAACTGTTATTACTTGAAAATTTTTGTCTTCAAAATCAGATGCACTATAACCTGTACCACTTGGTAATGTTACACTATCTAGTTGTACTATATCTCCAACATTTAAACCATGTGTAGATTTTGTGATTGTGCAAGTAGCTGATGCATTTGTAGTTGCTATAGTTGCAGATGTTAGAGTAGTTTTAAGAGGTGTAATGTCATATAACTGACCTTCAAAATACAATAATAAAAATTTATCTGTACCTATTGCTACATATCTATTACCAGCAATATCAACAAAAGCATGTTGTGCTCGTGCTACACCTACAATTGTATCTGTTACAAGAGAAGACCAACCACCAACTTTTTCTGGTAGTCCATATCTAAATCTTACATTATCAGAATCAACCCAACGGTTTTCTGCTCCTGACTCTGTATTTTGTTTGTCTATTCCTGGTTTAAAATTATACTCTACTAGAGCCATGGTCCGTGCTCCTATATCTTATCTTTATAAGCCCAGCCTCTTGTTGCATTTACATATACTAAAGTAAAAGCCGACGCACTTACTGATACTGTTAAATTAGATGCTGCACCTAAAATATTAGAACCATTTCTAGCTATTGTTAGATTGTTTGATGCAAAGTTATTACCGCTGTCTATAAAATGAACCTCTGAACCTACAGCTGGTGATGCCGGTAAAGTTATTGTAATTGCAGAACCAATACCGCTTCCAGATGTATCTATTAATAATTGATCACCATCTACAGCAGTATATGCAGTTGTTGGTGTATAATATCCTTTTTGTCTTATACCTAAATTAACGTTTGTGCCATCTGAATATAACAAACATTTAGATCCTACCGGTAATGCAATACCTGTGCCAGATACTGTTTTAACTGTTAATGTGTAATTACTTGATGATCTAGCAGTTGCGTCCTCGACAACAAACACTCTTTCTGCAGAGTCAGGCATAGTAACTGTTCTATTTGCAGCTAACGTGCCTGTAAGTTTAAAGTATAAATTTTTTCCGTTTGATACAGCATGATTGGATAAAGCCAAAGCTACATCACTAGATGCAACATCAACAGCAATATATCCACTAGCTGCTTGTTCTAATATTTGTAAGTTTGTATTTGTAATTGTGCCCCAGGTACCAGACTTTTCACCTGTGGTAATTAATTCTAGTTTTAAATCACTTGACGTACTTGATGCCATTTTTCTCCTATGGGTTTAATGGGTCAATATCTACCCATGTTTGCGAAACCCCTGGGGGAATCGGATTCCATGATATCACATCTACCGTGCCTGTTGCAAGGTTTATTCTGTTGCCTGTTACAGCTACTCGTTGATCTACTTTTGTTGTAACATTACCAATTGTTGCGTTTATTCTATTACCTGAAAGAGTAACAACTACTTTACCTATTATAGTTGGAGAACCCGTGCTTAAATTTACTCTGCTACCAGTGACAACAGCTCTAATACTTTGACCTGCTGTTGCTCCAAAAGGTGCTGCTGCAAATGATGCTCCTCCAAAATACATTTATTCTCCTATGCTCTCTTCTCTGGAAAAGTTGTGCTATCCCAAGTCATTGAAACTCCTGGCACTACACCATCCCATTTTCTAATTAAAACGTCTGATGTAGATACGTTTACTCTACTTCCTGTCGGTAGTACAGTAGCATCAGCAGTTATTGTAACAGTTCCTGAAGATAGATTTGTTCTATTTCCTGTTACTGATACTGTTGCGTTTGCTACTACATCAGCATTACCAATTGTTAAATTTACTCTATTACCAGTTACAGAAAAATTAGCATCTGCAGATATGGTTACAGTTCCTGTATTTATGTTAGCTTGAGAACCATCTGGTTCAACAGTTGCTTTTCCAACTATTGTTGGACTACCACTGTTTGCATTTATTCTACTTCCAGATACAGGATATTTAAAAGCAAAAGTCGGAGTTCCTGTATTTAAATTAACTCTACTACCTGTAATTGCAAATATAGCATTTCCAACTACAGCTGGATCTCCTGTAGTAATGTTTAATCTAGATCCATCTGGTGTAACTATAACACCAACACCTTCTATAACAGATGTATTACCTATAGAAAAATTAACTCTACTACCTGTTACTGCAAAATTAGCTTTCCCAACTAATGATACTGTTCCAGTAGATTCATTTATTCTAGATCCAGTTACATTAACAAAGGCATTAGGGTTAAAACCTTGATCAGCAAAAGGGGCTGCGGCAAATGAAGTTGCTCCAAAAAACATATAATATAATCCTTAAAAGGAGACAGGGGGTATGTGGTGGTGCCCTGCCTCCATCTAAGAATTATATCATCGTTTAAACCAAGAAGGAAGACCTAAATGTGGACGCTTGTCGAACATGTTATC